GGGACCGTGCCGGAGTGGTCCAGCACGGGAGTGATCGCCCAAATGCTGGGCTTTAAGGGGTGCCGCAGGGTCCAGCAACTAACCCAAGACGGGGTGCTGGAAACCGAGGTCCCACCCGGCGGCGGAGCGCGGAAATATAGGACCTGCGAAACGGTCCAGCGGTATATTGCCCACATCGAGCAAAAGGCCCAGGAAACCGGGGAGAAAAGCCGCACGGCAGAATTGGCCCTGAAAAAGCTGGAGGCCGAGGTGAAGCTGAAAGAGAGCCAGGGCCAGCTTGCCAGCATAAAGGCGGACATAGCCGAGGGGCGATACATCGAAACGGCGGCGGCCACCGAGCAGCTGGCGGAGTTTATGGACACGTTCAAAAATTTTGCCATGAACATACCCAGCAGGGTGGCGGGCACCGTGGCCAGCTATACGGACGCCGCCACCGCCCGCGCTATCGAGCGGGCCACCCGCAAGGAATTGGAGGATATGCTGGCCCTATTCGTGGACGCCGCCGTGGTGGAGCCGGAGGAGGCAAAACGGTGAAAAAGTTTCGTGTAAAACGCTATGAGGTGCCGGGCTGGATTATAACCGCCGTTGAGATCCTGCGCCCACGAAAACGCCTGTCAGTTTCCAAGTGGGCCGAAAAGCACCGCATACTGCCGGACGGGAACGCCATACCGGGGCCATGGCGCAACAGCGTGACCCCCTACCTGGTGGAGATCATGGACACATTCGACGACGACGTGGTGGAAAAAATTGTTTTCGTCAAACCCACCCAGGTGGGCGGAACGTCCGCCATGGAGAATATGCTGGGCAGCCTGATCGACCAGGCACCAGGGCCGACCATGATCGTGTACCCGTCGGACGACCTGGCGGAGCGGACCGTGGACGCCAAGCTGGAGCCAATGATCAAGGCTTGCAAGGTGCTGGCGGAGAAATACCGGGAGCATATCAGCAAAAAATTACAGCTGAAATTCGGCACCATGACCGTCTACCTGAACGGCGCCAACAGCCCGGCGGATCTTGCAAGTACAAATATCCGCTATTTGTTCCTGGATGAAGTGGACAAATACCCAGGGGCAAGCAAGAAAGAGGCGGATCCCGTTTCGCTGGCCATAGAGCGGACAAAGACCTACACGACCAACCGGAAAATTTTTATAACCTCCACCCCAACGCTGAAAACGGGTCACATCTGGAAAGCCAAAGAGGAGGCGGACGCGGAAAAACACTATTTCGTCCCATGCCCCCATTGTGGCCAGTATATCGAATTGAAATTTGCACAAATCAAGTGGCCCAGTAAGGACGATGTGCCGGACAACGCGGAGCGGGCGGAAATGGCAAGCTATGTGTGCCAGGCGTGTGAGTGCGTGATCACGGACCAGGACAAGGGCAAAATGCTGGAGGCTGGCCGGTGGGAGTATGTGCGAAAAAGCACGGCACAGCCCAAAAGCGTGGCCTTTTGGATCTCCACCCTGTACTCCCCTTTTACCCGCTTTTCCGATATTGCCAAGGAGTTCATGCGGAGCAAAGACGACCCGGAACTGCTGCAAAACTTCACAAATTCGTGGTTAGCGGAGCCGTGGGAGGACACCAAACTGAAAACCAATGCAGACCTGGTTATGGAGCGCCAGACCGACGTGCCCGCCTGGGAACTGCCAGAGTGGACCAAACTGCTGACCGCTGGGATCGACGTGCAGGAAAATTGTCTGTACTGGACGATCCGGGCCTGGGGCGATTTTATGACCAGCCAAAACGTGGCCCACGGCCAGGCCCTTTCTATGGTGGAGGTGGAGCGGGTTATGAATACCGCTTTTTCCCTGCCGTCTGGCGAAAAAATGATGGTGGAATTGGCCTTGATGGACAGCGGCGACCAGACCGACGCGGTTTATGAGTTCTGCCTGATCAATGCGGAATGGGTGCGGCCCTGCAAGGGCGTCCCCACTATGCAGGGACATTACAGAATTTCCACCGTGGACAAGGCGGGGAGCCGCGCCAACGGTATGCAGCTGGTTCTGGTGGACGGCGGAAAATACAAGGACATGATCGCCGCCAGAATGAGGCGGCCAAACGGGCGCGGATCCTGGATGGTACATAAAGACTGCGACCTGGAATATGCGGAACAGGTCACAGCGGAGCATAAAATCACGGAACGGTCCAAGGGCAAGGTGGTCCAGCGGTGGGAACTGAAAACGTCCCACGCGGCCAACCATTATCTGGACTGTGAAGTGTACGCGGCGGCAGCGGCGGACGTGCTGGAAGTCCGGTCCCTATTCCTCCAGAGCCAGGAGGGTGCGGAGAAACTGCAGGAAAAGGTGGACCAGCCGCCCAGGCAGGAAACAAACCCGGAGGAGAACTGGATCCGCCAAAATGACGACTGGATTTGATCGGAGGGAGCCATGGACGAAACGAAAATGACGGCGGCGGAAATGCTGGCCCAGGTCAATACAGCCATCACCACCGTGCTGTGCGGCGGCCAGTCCTACAAGATCGGCAGCCGGTCCCTGACCCGTGCGGACCTGGCCATGTTGAAGTCCATGCGGGACGACCTGGAGGCACAGCTGGCCAATGAGGAAAGCGGTAGCCTGCTGGGCCGGACTTATGTGGCATTTTTTGACGGGAGGTGATCGGCATGGGCTGGCTTGATAATGTGATCGCCACCGTGTCCCCGCGCCGGGCCTACGAGCGGGAAATGTGGCGGCAAGGGCTGGATGAACTGCGAGGCTATGACGCCGCAGGGCATGGCCGGATAAATTCCGGGTGGCGGGCCGTGAATGAAAGTGCAGAAATTACGGACCGTTACAGCCGGGACGTGGTGCGGGCACGGGCGCGGGACCTGGAGCGAAACAGCGATATAGCCCAGTCTGTTATTTACGCCTACAAGCGCAACGTGGTGGGCAAGGGCTACACCCTGCGGGCCATGACTGGCAGCGACGAACTGGACAAGCGGATCGAAAAGGCGTGGAAACGCTGGTGCAAAGCCCGCAACTGCGACGTGACCGGGGAACAGTCTTTCAATGAAATTCTGCGAATGATGGTGGAGCGGAAAAAGGTGGACGGCGGCATGATCGTCCTGTACCGCTACACACCCGGCGGTGTGGTCCCGTTCAAACTTCAATGCCTGGAAGTGGACGAACTGGACAAGACCCAGGCAACGCCGCGCTACCAGGGAAACAGGGTGGTGGGCGGAATTGAGTATAACCAATATCGCCGCCCTGTGGGCTACTGGATCCGCCAGTATGACATAGAGGGCTGGCAGCTGGCGGAGCCTGCATACATCGAGGCAAAGGACGTGTTTTTCTACAAGAGCAAACACCGCCCAAGCCAACTGCGGGAAATGTCCGATATGTCCCCGACAATCACCAGAGTGCGGGACACAAACGAATTTATCACCGCCGTGGCCATCAAGGAACGGATCGCCGCCCTGGTGGGACTGGTGATCAAAAAGACCATGCCGAGCGGAGGCACCGGGCGGAGTAACTGGAACAGCAAGGGCGGACAGGTGGACTATTCCGGCAAGAAAATGACGCCCGGCATGATCATGGAACTGGGGGCCGGGGACGACGTGGAGGTGGTGGATCCCAAAGGGGCGGCCACCGACGCCACCGCGTTCCTGAAAACACAGCAGGGCCTAATTGGAGCGGGACAGGGCCTTTCCTATGAGGCGGTAAGCCGCGACATGAGCGGGGCCACCTATTCGTCCGCCCGTCAAAATGCCCTGGAGGATGAAAACACATACACGGAGGAAATCGAACTTTTAACCGCGTTCATGTCCGAGGTGTACGAAAACTTTCTAATTTCGGGGGTGCTGTCTGGCCTGTTTTCTGTGCCAGATTTTTGGGAGCGCAAAGAGGACTATATGGATCATTCCTGGGTCAAGGCACCGAAAAAGTGGATCGACCCGGCGAAAGAGGCAAGCGCGGACAAGATCGCCCTGCAAAGCGGCCAAAAGACTTTCCAGGACCTCCAGGCCGAAAAGGGCAAGGACTGGAAAGAGGCCGTGGACGAACTGGCGGAGGTCCTGGAGTATGGCCGCAAAAAAGGAATTGACATGGGAGGTGTGATTTTTGGAACTGGAACGACAGCAGCCCAGCAGGGCGGCACCGAACCCGGAGCGGGAGAAAAACCGGGGGACCCGGAGCATGGGGGAGATCCTGGCCAGGGAGGAGAACAGCCCGGCGGCGGCGGAGAACAGCCGGCGGCGGACAATTAGCTTTTCCAGTGAGGAGCCATACCGGCGCTATTTCGGCATGGAGATCCTGGACCACGGACCTGGAGCGGTGGACCTGTCCCGCCTGAACACGGTGGGCGTGGTCCTGTTCAACCATGACGTGGACGAAGTGGTGGGCAGGGTGATCCGGGCCTGGGTGGAGAACAACCGGGGCATGGCTGAAATTGAGTTTGACAGCGACGCGGACGCCGAAAAGATTTTCGGCAAGGTCAAGACCGGGACCCTGAAAACCACGTCCGTGCGCTATGCCGTGGACACCTGGGAGGAGGTCAAAGCCGGGGCCACGTCTGCGGACGGGCGTTTCACCGGCCCCTGTCAGATCGCCAGGAAATGGACACCGCTGGAGGTTTCCGTTGTGTCCGTGCCGGCGGACGCCACCGTGGGCGTGGGCCGGTCCGATAACGGACCGCCGGATCTGTCCCTGTATGAAAGGCAAATCCAGATCAACAACAACAAAATGGAGGTAAGAGCATGAAAAACAAAAAGAAGTGGATCCAGCGGCAGCAGGAAATTGTGGCCGCTGCCCGCGCCGCTGGGCGGGGGCTGACGGCGGAGGAGCAGGCGGAATTTGACGCCCTCCAGCGCCAGATCGACACGGAGCCGGACGACAAGCCCGGCGGGGAGCCTACCGACGGCCAGCGCAACGCGGGCGGACAGGAACCCATGAACACCCCCACCCCCACCCCGCCCCCTGCCGGGACGCCAGGCGCAACCGGGGCGGAGGACACCCAGCGGGCCGTGGCGGAGGAGCGCCAGCGGATCAATGACATTCTGGCCCTGTGCCGACAGACCGGAATGGACCCGGCGGAGCATATCCGCAACGGCGACACCATGGACAAGGTGCGGGCCGCCGCCGTGGACTACATGATCCAGCACGGCACCCCGGTGGTGGTAGGCACCAGGGACAGCGGAATGGACAATTTCCGGGACGCCGCCAGGGACGCCATGCTGATCCAGGCGGGCGTGGAACTGGACAAGCCCGCCCAGGGCGCGGAGGATATGCGGGGTATGTCCATGCGGGATATGCTGATTGAGTGCATGGCCCGCAGCGGCGAGGGGACCGTAACGGAACTTTTGCGCCGGTCCCGTGCGGACCTGTGGGACACGGCGGTACGGCAGTTCTTCAGCTCCACGGCGGACTTCCCCGCCATCATGGACAACGCCATTAAAAAGGCCATCGTCCAGCAGTATGACCTCCAGCCCGCGACCTTTGAGGAGTGGACCAGCAAGGGGACCCTGCCGGACTTCAAGGCCAGCAAGGACCATGAGTATGTCATGGGCGGCGGCGACTTCCAGAAAGTGACCGAGGGCGGAGAGATCAAGGCCAGCACCCTGGAAACGGACCTGCTGCCCACCCGCAAGCTGGACACATACGCCACCCAGTTTAGCATGACCCGCGAGGCGTTTATCAATGACGACATTGGTTTCCTGGCGAATATGCCGAAACAGTACACCCGCAAGGCCAAGCAGAAGATCAACCGCCAGGTCTATGAACTGATCTACAAGAACCCCGCCATTTTTGACGGCGCCCCCCTCTTTGACACCGCCCACAAGAACCTGATCACCACGGGCAGCGCCCCCGGCGTTACCGTGCTGGAGAAGATGATCGAGATGATGGGCCTGCAGGTGGACCAGTTCGGGGAAAGCATTATGGTGGAGCCTGCCACCATTGTGGTGCCCATGGGCTACGGCATGAAAGTGGAGCAGATCCTGGGCACGGCACAGATCGACGTGGAGGGGATCGGCAGCCACACCGTCAACGTGCTGAACACCAAGTATAAGAACAGGATCAAGGTGGTCCAGGAGGCCGTCCTGAACATTCTGGCCGCCGGCGCGGCCTGCCCGTGGTTTATGGCGTCTGACCCCAGGCTGGTGAAGTCCGTGCAGGTGGACTATCTGAACGGGACCACCGCCCCCAGTTTCCGGCGGTCCGAAAAGGCCGGCTACCTGGGCTATCTGTGGGACATTTGGCTGGACTGGGGGATCAGCGCCGCGGACTTCCGGGGGATCCTGCGCAACAACGGTGTGCCCATGGGGCAGTAAGGAGGAACAGAACATGAAAGCAGTCTATTACCAGAGGGGCGAAACCCTGGACTATTTCCCCACCGAGAACGTGGAAAACCATGCCGTGGTAAACCTGGGCACCCGGATCGGCGTGGCCGCCGCGCCGATTAAGGCGGGCGACCAGGGGGCCGTCCATGTTGTGGGTGTGTTTGCCATGCCCAAGGCCAACACCGAGGAGATCAAGATGGGCACCGCCGTCTACTATGACGCGGACGCGGACGTGATCACCGCCACCGCCTCCACCGAAGTGGGGGAGGAACAGGGCAAGGAAACGGTGAACAACACGCCCGCGGGCTACGCGGCGGCGGACGCTGCCACCACCGCCACCAGTGTGCTGGTCAAGCTGCTGGGCTGATCGGAGGGCCGGAGCATGAAAAAGCTGATTGCCCAGCGTCCGATCCAGTACATGGGCCGGACCTATGAGCGCGGGGAGGCAATCCCCGCACATGACGCCAGAATGGTGGCGGCGTGGTTAAGAGCAAACAGCGCCGCATGGACCGGGGAGGACACAGAGGCCGCCGTCCGCGCCGCCGTCCGGGAGGCCGCCAGGCGCTCCAAAGTGAACGACCTGGCGGCGGAGGCCATCCAGGCCATGGGCGTGACCATTGAGGACGCCGCCGGGGAGTTTGTGGGGGCCTCCAGCATGGAGGAACAGATCCGCGCCATGTTTGCCCCTGGGAGCCTCCAGGACGGCGGAGAAACCAAAGAGGGGCAGGAACCAGCCGGGAGCGGCAACCACGTCCAGAACGGCCAGGAAACGCCGGGGGAGGCCGAAAACGGCGGGGACAGCGGAGCGCCCGCCATGCTGACCGGCCACCTGGACGCGGCGGACCTGGAGAAGTGGAAAAAGGCGGATCTGGAGAAACTGGCGGCGGACATGGGCGTGGATATTTCCAAGGCAAAGAACAACACCGAGCGGGCCGCCATCCTGGCGGCGGTGGAGGTCCAGGCCACTGCCAATGACCCCGAAAACGGCGGGGGTGCCCAGTAATGGGCGTCCCCAGCTTTAAGGAGTGCATAGCGGCGGACGTGTTCAACGTCTTTCTGAACAAGCTGGAGTTTGCGGACACCCACACCGTCAACGGAAAGAAAATGGCGGTCCTGGTGGATGAAAACGAACTGCTGGAGCGGGACAAGGGAAAGTTAGGGGTCCAGCAGACCGGCCTTTACAAATCCCG